CAGCTTGTTGAGGTCCTCTTGGAATTGATAGCCAAGAGACTGCATTCGCTTAGACCACTCAACGTACTTCTGCTCACCGTCAGCAGAGACAATCGAACCGATCCAAGTGTTGCCACTGATCAGGTTCGACAGGATGTGGTTGAACCAGTCCTTCCTCTTCGACAGCTTGTAGAAAGAGTACTTGTCCTTCCTCGTCTCAAACGAGGTTGGCACCGCCTTGACCTTCCCATTGTATTTGAAGTAGTCGTACGAAGACGTAAAGTGCATCTTCAATGCAAGGTACGTCTTGTAGACCTCAAATGGAGTCACACTCATATTGGCAGCTTGGCAGTCTTCGGAAGGAAGTTGAGGTTCTCAGCGTTCACTTGAAGGCGCGCCTTTGCCCTAGAGTTCTGTTTGATCATTGCTGCGGCAGTCTCAATCTCAATGTTGTTCCGCTCGCAGAAATGAATCACAGCCTCCATGTAGTCGATGTTGAGGTTGCTTGCAATTTCCTCCACGCTCTCAAAGAACGCATTGCTGGATAGGACGGGCAGTTGAATGTCACTTTTCGTCATAGAACAGATGATCTCCTATCTGGACAACAAAGACAAGCTGCCTGAAGAACGGATGGTTCTTGACAGCCGATGAATGGAAGAACAAGCTTCCTTCAGTAGGATCCTCAAACATCTCGGTGAACAAGTAAACGCTGGCAGCTATCTCGAGGGCGTTTTCATACTGCTCCTTGTTGATAGGCTTGCGCTTCTCACACTTCCATGAGAACTGGCAGGTCGATTTGCCTGTCTTTGGATCCTTTTTCTTTTGGTTGACAACCTGGCAGATCGATGTTGGGAACTTGCTGTCCCTCGCCCTGTTGATTGTGACGAAGGCCACTGCAAGCTTCCCAACATAGCCCTGGTTGTTAGCCTCGTGGTAGATGTTGTCTGCAAGGCATTTGACCTCGGCCTTGTCAGCAGACTCAACCAATGAAAAGGCATTGCCAGCCATCGCTGGCTGAGCAAACAACATTGCAGCTGTGAGCATTGCAAGAGTTTTCATTGGACACCTTTTGATGAAGTGGGGGATTCTGTTGCCAGGTTCCCCCGAACCCCGTTCAGGCAGCTACTGCCATCTCAGATGCGAAGTTATCGTTTGCATCTATTGTGTGGACAAATTGTCGGTCGTTCCTTACCGGTTGCCTCGCAAAGCCTTTACACTTCTGTCGATCCCTTTCGCCCCCATTAGCCAACACACTTAATCCCTCACTTTTGGGGTTTCTCAAGCAGCTGCTTGGGTTACGGCCCTAGTGTGTTGACTGGTGGAGGCGCCGGCATTGAAGCCGGGTCCAGACAGCTTATTGCGCTGAGGTCATCAGCAACAAGGTATTTATATCACTCCCTCGAAATTTCGACAACAGCATCTCGCAGCTTTTCGAGCACTGGGTTTGTGTAGAAAACCATCTTGTCGAGATCGGTCGTGGCTGATCTGATTGCCACTATTGCACTAGCAATGAAGCCAACGATCACATCCCTGTCCTTGTCTGGCAGGCTTCGTGCCAGGCCAACAAGCTGGTTTATTGAACCATCAAACACTTTGGGTTTCTCTGGCATAGCATCCATCATTGCTTTTTCCATTTAAATTCAAGAACCGACTTTCCTTCAGAAGATGTTTGTTCCATTGACACACTCTCAGAAGAGATGGGCATCATTGTTCCAAACTTCTCAAAAACAAACAGTCTGATCGCTTCGTAGAATTCCTGCTTTGACAAAACAATCGTCTTGTATTCGATCACATTTCACCTCTCATCCATATAGATATCAAACATCCCACGCGTGCCGTAGATCCTGCACAGCTTGTTGCCGTAGAGGATGCTAACGTAGCCATACTCATCACCATACATCATCTGGTCAAGAGACTTGAACGGACGGATGAGCTTGTGTGTTGTCCTCTCACCGAGGAAAATCTTCCTGTTGTTGTGAACGCGAATCATCTGGCTGTCCCTCAGTGTCACGGAGCCGACGATCTTGTACGTCTTCGTCCGATAGACCTTCGCAGGAACAGCCGACGTGAAGTCAACTCCGTTGACGAAGTTCACACGAAGGAACCTGTAGATCGACTGCCAGGCCTTGCCGTGGACAAAGCCATCCTTGCTCTGATAGCTCTTGGAAGGAGCGTACCTTGCGCTGAACTTCTCAGCAGAGTCACTGCTGTAGAACTGGAACGCGTGAGCAATCTCGTGAGCCATCAAGGCTGCACAATACTGCTGCCACGTTGCAGCCATGATCTGGCCGATCTCAGGATCGTCCTTGATGTGGTCGTATTCGGGGTAGTTGACATACGTCTGCTTGCCGTTGGCAATGACAGGCGTGATCAGGACGATCGATACCCCCATCCCCTTGTAGCTGGAGCCCCCGTGCGAGCAACGGTAGCGAAGATCAGTCAGGTAGCGGCGCCTGACCTTCGGGTTGCTGATCTTCAGCTCGTTGCCGAGAGCTGCGATCATCTTGTCTGCAATCTCGTTGCAGAAGCCGACGACCTCGCGGACGAGCTTGCGGTCATTGAGGTAGGAATTTGCAATCGGGAACAACATCTTTCACCTCACTGTTACATGACATTGTAGCGTAGGATGAAAAACAATCCAACAAAAGAAAAAGGGAGCCCCTTTCGGGGCCCCCAGTCTGGCTCAGGCAGCCTCCGCGTACTCGATTGCGGACTCCAGAGCGCGAACCTTCAGTTGGCTGTTCGGACCGAACCAGGCCGACGTCAGGCGGTTGTCGTTGCTGCGACCGATCTCGTGGTCCGTCAGGTACGTCACCGCGTTGTAGGCCTGCCACCAGGTCCCACGAGCGAAGTCGTAACCGGGCTGGGTGTCGACCACCTCGAGTGCACGCTGAGCCGACTTCGACAGCTCCTTGCGAGCCTTCTCCTTCGTCGTCAGGACCGGGAAGATCCCCTTGAAGTAGTCCTCGAGAGAGGTCTCGTCGTAGCGCTTGCTACCGAGGAACGAAGCCATCTCCTTGTACTGGGTGAGCTTCTTGCCGGCGATCCCGAGCGTCTGCTTGACGGAGTCGGCATCGAACTGACGGCGGTGGTTGACCTTGACGAACCGGTTGTTCTTCTCGTTGAGCGACAGCGTCAGCGTGTTGTTGCAGACGACGCGGATCGGCGTGAAGCGAACGTCAATGCACTGGCCGAACCGATGCGGGTTCGTGAACAACAGGTAACCGTCGACGCGGTCACCACCGAACAGCTCGAAGCTGTCCTTGATCTTCGCAAGAGCCCACACGACCTGCCCACCGCGCAGCGAACCAGCGGTGTGCATCTCCATGTCGCCCTCCATCACGAAGTCGGTGAAGAACTCGAACGCATCGGAGTTCTGCACCGGGTTCCACTCCGACGAAACGACGTCGAGGATCTTGTCGTCAGACGAGCGAACCAGCGCGTCCTTGCCAACGTGGACCATCTTGCCACCGATCTTCACGAACGCCGGGACCTTGTTGACAGTCCAGTCAAGGCCTGCCTCGACCAGCATCTGGTTCGGCGTCAGGTCATTGTGAACCGGCTTGCCGAGACCGTGCCAGGGAGTCTCGCCAGCGTACGCCATCGTCTCTACCATGTGAGCCATTTGTGTATCCTTTCAGGTTGGGTTTGTTTGTGGAAAACAACTGATATTGGGATAGTAGGTGCTTTTGGAAAAAATGACAACAGGGTCGTTTGCGCGGGATTTACTTGGCAATCACCCGCATGTCAGCCAGGGCGATGTTCTTCGCGAGCCAGTCGAGCTCCTTTGGGCTGAACGCAGCCTTCGCCTCGGCACGGAACTTGGCCTGCATCTTCTTGTGTTGGAACTCGCTGATCATCTCTTCGATGTGCACGGCCTTCTCCTCGAACGTCCGTGCGTTCCAAACCTTCTGGGCAACTTCTGTGAGATCCTTCATCTTGCACTCCTTAAGCAGCTTCTGAAATGTGCCTACAGGCACGGCGAAACTTGAACCCGGTGCAGTCGCAGGCGCGACCGTTGGGACCAATCGTCACGCGATAGGTGTTGCCCTTCGATCCCTTGATCTCGACCACGCGAGTCTCTTGCGCTGCCTGCTTGCGAACTACGGGCTTGTCGTCAATCGACACGATCGAGGCAGGATGGATCTCTCGCACGGGGAATCCAGCCTTCCCAGTCGACAGGCAGATCGTTCCAGGCTCAGCGAACTTCGGAGGAGTCAGCTGGCTACCCTCGTAGACAGCAAACTCCTGGATGACTCCGGCTGCGTAGCGGTGCCGTTGATCCCAGAGCGGGTTGCGAACCTTGACGATCATGGAAACTCCTTTGAATGGTTGGCTCAAGCTGCGGCAGACTGACGCTGCTTCTGGTGCGCAGCGCGGAGCAGCTGACGCCAGTAGATCGAAATCCGGATCCCACCCTTCTTGTACGGGCGACGCCAGTAGGCGATCTGCTGCGGCGTCAGGTAGCCGTTGTCGAGGTAGAACTCGGCCATCTCGGTTCCGACACGAGCGTCGCAGGGACGGAAGCCCGTCATGTTCTTGTGTTTCGTGTGCTTCGTCTTCTGCTCATCGGAGGTCTGGTTGGCGCGGAGGACAACCAGGGCGCGGGCAATCGCCTTGTCGTTGGTCTCGAGAAGGCGAACGATGTCACGACCACGAAGCTGCATTTGGATCTCCATTCGGTTCTGATATCCCCATCATCCATTTTTTCCATAAAAAGACAACAAGAAAAAAACCAATGATTCCAAAGGGAAAGGGGCCGGTTTCCCGGCCCCTTTGGTAGCTGCAGTCGTTTGCGCGACTTACTTGCTGTCGTGCTCGGAGCTGCCTTCAGCCGTCTCTTCAGTTTGAGGATCCGTCTCAATTTGATCAGAGTCATCGAATCCGTGAGAAGGGAAAACTTCGCCAGAGTCGGTGTGAGTCCAGTCATCTGAAAGAGCATGAAGCTCATTGATGTAGTTGTACCCTACACCCTGGACTACCCTAATGAGACCATTTAGAAGGGAAGGGAGTTCGCTTGCCTCAAACTCCAAAGTCATCTTTGGACCGTTTCGGTCATCGCCAGTTACAGTGATGTTGAAGTGATTCAAGTTCATGTTACTCTCCTTTTCAAAAATGTCCTGCCCACGTCATGGCCAGAACCCAAAATGCAGCTGCAAGTATAGCAGATGCAGGAATTGTTAGCAACCAGGCAAATAGGATCTTTTTGGCAACTTGCCAGTTGACGTTTGGCTCGTTGGAAGAGGAGCCAACACCAAGGATCGATCCAGTGATCGTGTGAGTTGTGGAAACGGGAACGCCCAGAGCACTTGCACCATAGAGCATGATCGAACCACCCGACTCAGCTGCAAAGCCCCCACGAGGATTGAGTGCAGTCAGCTTGTAGCCAAGAGTGTGAACAATCTTCCATCCTCCTGCAAGCGTGCCTAGACCCATCACAGCAAAGCTAGAGAGAACAACCCAAAACGGGATGGGATCGTTCTTCGTCAGGTAACCGCCTGCAATCAGGATCAAGAAGATTACACCCGCAGTCTTCTGTGCATCGTTCGATCCATGACCAAGGCTGTATGCACTTGCTGATGCAACCTGTGCCCAACGAAACAGTTTTTCGTTGTCGGGTGTTTCCTTGACGGCAACCTTCAGAATAGTTGAAATGCCAGCACCAAGAACAAAACCCAAAACAGGAGCAATGAGAATAAAGGCGGCAACTTTTACGATCCCTTCATACAAGAGGAAGTCAAAACCAGACTTGGATACAACAGCTCCAACAAGCCCTCCAATGATTGCATGTGAGCTTGATGTGGGTAGTCCAAGCATCCAGGTAATTATGTTCCATGCAATTGCACCAGCCAGGCATCCAAACAGAACGTAGAGGTCGACAATCGATGGATCAACAATCCCCTTGCCGATGGTAGCTGCTATCTTTAAGTCGAACACCCACATTGCAACGAAGTTGAAGAATGCTGCTAGAATGACAGCCTGCACAGGGGTTAGTGTCTGGGTAGCAATCACAGTAGCAATTGAGTTTGCAGCGTCATGAAAACCGTTTGTGAAATCAAACGCAAGTGCAACGATCACCAATACAATGACAGCAAGCATTATTGAGGACATATGAAACTCCATTGTGGTTACCTATGGTCGTCTGTGAATCTGTATTCGTACTCAGCAAACCTCTTGGCCAATGTGTCGAGATCGAGGACTTCGCCATCGTTAGTCACATACGCATTGCGAATTGCATGAAGGGCTTGATCCCTTTGCTTCTCCAAAAACTCGATTTCTGATTTGGCAGCTTGAAGAGCCCAGATGTGGTCATTGATTGTCATGACCATCACATCCAGGCTCGTGTTGATTTTGTTCGTAGGCTTCATTTGATCTTCATCACCAAGTACGTTCCCAAGATTGCTCCAGCCAGGAGCAGGATTGATTCTTCAGTCAGCAACACCAATACTTCCATGATCAACTCCTCAAAAGGAATCAAACCCAATGAAAGAGGATTCCTTGCTCCTCTGGTGTCTTCGACTTGTTCAATCTTCCAGAGAAGAACCTCTCATTGATCAAAGCAAAGAACCTATCGTAGTCGTAACTCGTATTTCCATCAACAAGATTCTTTGCACTACAGTCTTCCAATGTATCTAGAACAGATCTGACAACGAGCTGGGTGTAGACGTCGATACTGACCTCTGGACAGATGTAGTCTGAATCTTCTCTGCTGTACCAGTGCTTAGAGACCTTGTCGTACACAAACAGATCCTGGGCAGGCGACTTGAGAATTTGTTCTATGGCTGGCTTCATGTCTTGATTCCCACATAGTTGTAGTTGTCCTTTCCATCAGAGACATGATCTTTGCCATATTTATGACACTTCCTTCCACGAGTGAAAAAGGAGCTGGGCCGAAGCCCAGCTCCTTTTCTTCAGACAGTCTGAGTCTGGCTGACGTCAGCCATCTCGGTCGTCACGATCTCGGCAACGGTCCGCTTGCGCGACTTGCGAGGAGCCGGGACATCGTCAGCATCAGAGGCAGCCTTGAGGCGAGACGTGACCTTCTTCTTGCGACGATCGAGGAAGTCCGGGATCGCAAACGGATCGTTCGGATCCGTCTCGGGCGTCTCGGGCGTCTCGGTGATCGCATCGGGAGTCAGCTCAGGCTCCACCTTGCGAACCTTCTTGGACTTCGTCTTCGTCTTGGGAGCAGCACCGATCACGTCGGACTCGACAGCCCAACGGCCAAGCTGCTTCTTGACATTGTAGGCGTACGTGCGAGCACCGAGCTTGCTCATGCCGAGGCTGTCGATCAGGTACTGAACGAACTCGGCATTCGTCTTGTAGTTGCCAGTCTTGTAGGCCTCAATGGCCTGGGAAAGCTTCGTCGTCTTCGTCATATCATTTCTCCATTACAAAGGTAGGTTTGGGTTGTAGTCGTGTTTCACTTAGGCTGGGACTTCTGGACGAGGTCCCAGTATTGCTCACAGAGCTCCTCGAACGAGAGGCACTCTCCATCAGGAAGGGTAAACGTGAAGTAGTTCATGCCCTCCACGACAGTGAGCAGCCTCTCAAGCTGGGGCTTGATCTGCACGGCGATCCCTCTTTCGAGAGCACTCTCCAACAGCTCTCCAACAGCAACGAGCAGCTGGATATCACTCGATACTGCAGGCGGCTTCTCAACCATCTCGTTCTCCTGATTTCTCATCATGAATCCCAACTTCCTCCCTAAGGGATAAAAAGTCAACACCCTCAGGAGGCTCATCTTATGCCTGGAAGAGGACCAGGTGGTCGACGTTCGGGACGTGACCGATCGGGCGGTAGATCTGCTGCACGCCATCCCACTGATCCTGGCTGAACAGGACATCGTGCTCAGAGACGCGTTCGAAACGCACCTCCTTGCCGGTGTGATGGGACTTGACCATCAGCGCCTTCGGGAAGCCCGAGTAGACGCCCAGGGTGAGGACCCTCTTCTGCCTGTCGTAGTTGAAGGCCTCGAGGGAAATCTGCTTGATGTTGAATCGAGACATCTTGATCACCTTTCAGATCGAAATCTTGATATTGGAGAACACCCGGGCCAGGACTTCCTTCGGAAGCTTGTAGACCTCGGGCAGCTCCTCGGGGAGCTCGACCTTCGCGGCCTTGGGACCGGTCGCGAGGCTCTTGCCGAGAGCCTTCCTCGCGTTGTAGGCGTAGGTCCGAGCACCGACCTTCGACATCCCGAGGACCTTCATCAGGTAGAAGACGAACTCACCGTTCGTGGCGAACTCCTTCGTCCTGAGGGCCTCAACCGCCTGTTCGAGCTTCGTCATTCGCATCTCCATCTGACCTATCCCCATCATACCTTTTTCCGGAAAAAAGGCAACACGGTAAAAAACCGTGTAAGATCAATCAGATAGCTTGAACCGTCCGCTTTCGGGCCAGACCACGGCAGCTGTCTTCTGGGAAATCTCCGTCATTTCCCGCATGGCCTCAGGAGACCCGCTAAACTCGTGCAACATCAGCCTGTCCCACGATTTTAGCAGATCCTCCAACGCGTTAGTGTGCTTCACCAGGCGCTCTATCTCGGCAGCGGAGTTTTGCTGCATGTCTCGCACCTCGGTGATGTGTACCCAGCCACCCTCGTGGTTGAAGACCATAGATGTTCCATGATCGTCGTCGTGATGAGGGGAATAGGTGTTTATGTCGCTCATGGCTTGGCCTCCTCTGCGTTAGCTTTTGGAACTAGCTTGATGTTCGCTCCGTCCGGGAAGATTGCGTTGAGGATTGCCTCCAGCACCTTGACGCGGGCGCGGAGACGTTCGATCTCGTCGCGCAGACTCATCTCCGTCATTGCGACAGCCATGTCGGTTGATTTGAGTTTTGAGTTTTCTGCGCGGAGGCGCTCGATCTCCTGCTCGGAGGCGGCCAGCTGCTCTTTTTGCGTCAAGATGCAATTGATGAATGGCTCGCTCATGGCTTGGCCTCCTTCTCAACAACAGACAATCCAGCGCGAGACATGGAATCAATCACACGGACCAGAAACGCCAGGCGGACATAGTCCATGTGATCCTCATCTGGATTTGGATCATACATATACAACACTCGAAACACACGCTTCGCTTGACAGAAAGTCGATGGTCCAAATTGATCAAACCAAGACGGGGTTGTGGGAGAAGATTGTGTCATAGGAACCTCAGGAACCCAGAAGCAGAGATCACGATTGAACCAAAAAGTTGCGGGAGAAGTTTGTGGTGTCATAGAAACCTGTGTCATAGGAACCTCAGGAACTCTGAAGCAACGATGACGATCGCTCCGACAGCGATAAATCCGATGAACCAGTACACGCCTGTTCCGTTCTCCAAGTCATTGATGTTCATCTGATCACACTCATTTTAGCTTCCTCATGCACAGGATACTCGTTAAAGTATACCTTATCGACCCACATCGAGGCAAATTTTCTTTTTGCCTTATTGTTTTCTACAATTTCTACGCATTGCTCTGCCATCTCTTGTTCGGCGAACACCATGTAAATATCTGTTTCGGTTTTACCTTCAAAGTAGGTGCCTTCGATGAACACTAGCCAAACAGATTTGCTCACAGCTTTGCCTCCCTCATCTCACGGCAGATGTGCCGCAACTCATCGGACTGCACGGCGAGTTCGAGCTTGGCGCCGCGGATCTTGTTGAGTGTTGTCTTCATCGCTCAATCCTTGTTGTGAAGCCACTCATCGATCTTGCTGATCACACAGATCACAGCAAAACCCCACAGACCAAGGAGAAGGCCGGCGGTGAGCGAGTGGGCAATAAATGTGACAGTGTTCATTGGTTGTCTCCTCTTGATTCCTTGTGACAGTCTTCTTTTCGGAGAAAGAAGACAACAGATAAAAGTTCCAAAAAATTCAATCGGTTAACTAGCGTCACACTCTACAAATCATACTAGAGCTCTCTGGTCCCGTTGAAACCAGCCAGACATGGCAGCCAACAAACCGTTCAATGAATCTGATGTATACCTGAGCTTTTAGAGGCAGCTGCGTCCAATCGGTCAAACCTTTCGTTGACGTCTTCCAGCCAGGAAACTTCTTATACTTGAGACGAGGCTCCCCGTCAGTGGTGTCATTCTCTACACAGACTTGAATTTCATCAAGAGTGTCGAGGACATCTAGCTTTGTGACAGCAAGCACAGTTACGCCTGCAATCTGTGCAGACTTCTTCAGCTGCGTCAGGTCAAGCCAGCCGACCCTGCGCTTCCTGCCTGTTACAGTGCCAACTTCCTTGCCAACAGAGCTGAGGATCTCGGCAACAGGTCCATCAGTGAGCTCTGTGTCAAAAGGACCGTTGCCAACACGAGTAGCATATGCCTTTGTGACACCAACGATGTGATGAGTCGGCGAACGCTGAGACCCAGCGACAACAAAAGCAAATGCTGGATGTGCTGGAGAAGAGGTGACATATGGGTATGTGCCATGAAAGATGTCAAGCATCATTCCCTGCGCACCTTCGAACAACACATTCTCGTTTTTGTCTGGTTCAAACCCTTGCACGACATACGGCCTGATCTGTTCGCGCACAGACTGAACCATTTCGTATGTGTTCTCACTGTGGTCGGGAAACTGTTGTCTGAACTCAGCATCAGAAAGTAGCAAGTCCTTGACTCTGATTCCACTACGAGCGTAGTAGTCTGAGTATGCAGGACCAATTCCTCTGCACGTCGTTCCAATAGACGAGTTCTGCATTTCATCGACATAGCGATGAGCAGGGGTAATTACAGGGCAACCTTCATCAACGCGCAGCCTAGGATACTCTGGGACACTAACATCAATCCCATTCTCCTTCAGATAGGCAATCTCCTTGATGAAGTGTTGAGGATCGAACGCAACACCTCGACTGATGAAGTTCTTGACTCCAGGTGTCAGAATGCCTGTGGGGATCAGGCTGAGCTTGTACGTCTTGCCGTCTCTCACAACAGTGTGACCAGCATTGTTGCCTCCATTGAAGCGAACAACCCAATCGACTCTTGTGTAATCTGTAATCAAGTCAACGATCTTGCCTTTGCCTTCATCGCCCCACTGAAGACCAACTACCGTGTAATTCACCGTCATTGCAACACCTCAAAAATTTGGATAGAAAAGATTGCCTTCGTTCCTTAGCTCCATCAGATGCTCAAGATGACGCTTGAGAAAGTCAGCACGTTCGAAGTTGTTGCTCCACTCGAGCTCAACAATCTCGTCCTGAGTCTTGTAGATTTCCTTAGAAAGGAGAGGGAGCTTTTTGCTTTCTGGAAGAGCCATGAAGTGACCTCACATATGCATGATAAAAGTGCTTCTCGAGCTTACGCGCCTCGACTTCCCAAGGCAACGTCTTATACATCGTATCTATGTCGTGCTCGCTGAAAATCTTCTTGTACCATCTAAACTTCGTGCAATCGTACAAGTCCTTCATATAGTCCCTTGAGTATTGCCTGATGTGAACAAACTCATGAGCAAGGCACTTCAATGTCATCCTCTTGCTAAGGTTTGTGTCAAGTTCAATGGCAAAGTGCCTTGGCCTGTGATTGGTCTTCAACCAGATCACAGATGCAAAGCAGTTTTCTTTCTTCTGAAGATTTGGGATTAGATCGATGCGAACATACAGATTGTTTGCAAGCTTGGATCCAACAACGTTTTCTCCAAACCACCTTGCAGCATCTTTGACTTGCTTTCGAGTCTTCTCATTACCACCACGAACTCTTACTCTCATAAGAACTCCTTGGTTACATCGAATACTTCTCGAAAAACTCTTTCACTTCTGCTCTGTATTTATGGGAATCTTCGACAACGACCTGCTTGCCTTCGTGTTCAAGAGCTATCAACAGAACAATCTGATCGATGTTTATTCCAAACAAACTTTCAGCCATCATTGCATAGGCCGTCGACTGATAGTAGTAGCTCTTTAGATGCTGCTCTTTCTTGAGCTTGCCGGACGTTTTTAAGTCGATTACTGTGTTCTTTCCACGAAAGATACACAGCTGATCCGTCGTCCCTGCAGTCTTCAAATCCTTGGAGTACAGAGGTGTTTCTATTCCAAAAACGACCTCAACCTCATCCAAAATAGGTTGGATTGCCTTGAACATTATTCTTGTCAAAGGCATCGCAGAATGGCTGAAGACAACTTCGCTTGGACGATTGAGCATGTAGTCTTCGACAACCTTGTGGAGCTCTGATCCTCTCGTCGCTGATCGGTTCTTCACACGATCGGCTTCTTGCTGACCAACGAGCTTCTTCCAATTATCGAGCGAGCTTTTGTCAAGGTTGGACAACACTGTAGTGACAGAAGGGAACACTCCATCAGGAGTCTTGTAGTGCCTCATCCCTTCAACATTGACTCTTTCAAGTTTCTCAGCTTCGAACAGCTTCAGTTGAAAGTCAACTACTCTAGAGCCCCAAGGCTTCCTTAGCGATGATATACTCACGAACCAATCCACTCCTCACAATGTCATCAATTTCAAATTCAACATCGTCAAATGACTCTAGCCTTTTCAGGACCCTCATGAAGTTCCGCAAACCTTGCTTCTCGCCTTCGCGAGTCAAATCCGACTGTCTCATGTCACCACAGAAGACGATCTGACAGTTGTCGCCAATTCTTGTGATGATGCTGTCTAGCTCATGGAATGTCATGTTGTTGATCTCATCAACAAACACGATTGCATCGGATATTGTGATACCACGGATGAATGATGTTGTCGTGAAGTCAATGACATTCTGCATCTTGAGCAGATTGTATCCATCATGCCGTCCGGTCAACTGATTGACGATCTGCTCGTATGGAGCCTCGTACATCTTGACCTTTTCTTTAGCGTTGCCTGGCATGAAGCCAATGTCTCTTGTTGGAACAACGCTTCGCATAATTGTCACTTTGTTCATCTTTGTCGTTTGCGACTGAAGCTTCAACAACGACAAATACAAGGTGATGAACGATTTGCCTGTTCCTGCAAGGCCATGAAGCAGGAGGTTCTTACCATTGATAAAGCTGTCAAACGTCTTCTTTTGATTGGGTGTTAATGGCTTGACGTCAATCAGATTGTATGAAGGCCTGTGTTCTTTCTTGTCAAGTAGTCCCTGCTCTCTTAGGAGTCTTCTTTGTTTCTTCGTTAGCTTCTGTTCCATTGTTCACCATGTGTTTACTGTGCTTCTCCTGTGCTTAGACTTGATCTTCTTCAGAACGTCTCTGAACCCACTATCCGGCTTTCGGATACCCAATCTAGTGGGATCAGCAATTCCCACAGGATACAGCACTTGTTGAAAGTGTTTGTTTTTGATGAGGAAGTCCTCCATCTCCGCAATAGACATCAGCTCCGTAATTTCTTCACCTGTGTCCCTGTTGCGAAACGTGTACAAAGGCATCAGTTTCTCTCCTCATAGTCGTCATCATACTTCATCAGCTTCTGTACATCTTTCTGACGAAGAGCGTTCTCATAGTTCCTTGTCTTCTTCTTGTTGTCGCGCTTGCTGTAATTGTCTTCGTAGTCTTCGTCGTAACTACGCCTGTAGCTCTTACCCATTTGTTACCTGCTCCTCCTGAGCATTGTTAGTAGGTTGGTTAGCTTGCTTTTTAGTCCTGCCCCTTTTCTTCTTAGGAGCTCCATCAACGTCCTTTTTGGCACTTTTGGTGTCAACCGTCTTTTCCCCGGTGAACTCCTTTCTGGGATTCTGTACCAGTCCAGGGTATGCCTCAAGAATCAGCTGTGAAGGGATCTTAGGATGAGGAAGCTTGCCGTCCTTCATTCTAAGAAGCATCACAGCATCTGCTGGCGTGATAGACTCAAGCAATTGAATATACATTGACTCCCGCTTGAGAGGCTTAAGGTTGTCGTTTCCTCCCTTGGTGAACAGATACAACCTTCTCGCTTCCGTGAACAGCCTTCCCTCTTGGTCAGGATACGGACAAGGCTTGTACGGAGGAGCTCCAGGAGGAAGTTCCCAAACGACCCCTTCCTCAAACGCGTAGCGAAGAACCAGACCAAACGCTTGGTTGAAGTTCTTGCGCAAGAACTCAATTTGACCTTCTTTGTTGTTGATCTCGGAGGTCTTCTCGAGGATTTCACTCATTCCTAGTTTCATTAGAATTCACCTATGTGTTCCATCAGATTCTTCAGCTTGTATGAGATGAAGTAGTTGAACAGCTTCTCTCTACCCTTCTCGTTCTGCTGATTGTATTGCTCGACAATCTTCTGCTGGATCTCGTCCGGCGTGTGAAGAAGGTCGATCAACTGTTGATTGCGCAAGAAGTTTCTTGCTACCTGCTCCTCGTACTCTTGGATCGGCTTGTTTATATAGGCTGCAATCCTCTTCGCTGTCATTGGCTTTTGACGCTCGCCACGAACAAAGCAGCTGTCAGGAGA